GGCAGGGCTACGAGCACGCGGTCGCCGAGCAGGCGGACAGCGGTCATCGGCCGATCCTCCGGAGCGCTTCGAGCGGGCTGCGCTTCGGCTTCGGTCCTTTGAGCACCGCGAGCCGCGCCGTCGGCCACGCCAGCAGCTTGCGGATCTCCCGCTGCGCCGCGAGGATCTGCGTGCTGGTCTGCCGTTCCCCGTCCTCGTCGCCGACCGCTACGCGACCGCTTAGCGCGGCCGTGATTTTCTGAATGCACGCGGTATCTCCCCACTCCTTCCCGACGAACTCACTGAACCGCTTCCAGCCCTCGCTCGCCACGAGCTCGCGCAGCGCGGCGGCTTCCCCGCCCTCCGGGGCATCGTCCTCATCGGCCACCGGGCATCCCTCCAGGCGCGGCCGGCATCGGCGCGCCGCCACCCTTCCCGAGCAAGGCCGCCAGCGCCGGCGGCACGCCACCAGCCGGGCCGCCAGGCGTAGCGCCCATCGGCGCCGGACCACCAGACCCGCCCGCCGCCGGCAGCGCCGGCGCGCCAGGCTGCGGCAGGAGCGCCTTCAGGAACGCGCCGCGGTTGCGAATCTTGTAGATCCGCATCCACTCTTCAAGGATGCCCTTCGCGACTTCTGGACTCTGAAACACGGACGCGAGCGACTGGAATTCCTTCGCGAGACCGCCCAGCGTCTGCAGGCTCTGATTGAAGTAGAACATCCGCCTGTTGACGTCGGCGGTCTCGACGGAGCCGTACGGCTTGAACTGGAACTTGCCCTTGAGCAGCTGCGCGGTGAACCGGCCGTCCGGCAGATCGAACCCGCGGCTCTTCAGGCCGTCGACCACGTCGGACGGCGCCTCGAGGCCCTTCGGATCCGCTTCGAGCGTGTCGATCCAGATCGCGTGGCGCAGCTTCATCACTTTCTTGATGCTGCGACGCAGGTACCCCAGCGTCTCCTCGACGCGCACCGCTGAGCCGCTGGCGACCATCTCGTTCTCGCCGAGCGTGCGGCCCTGCGTCGGGTTCACGCCGACGGCCATGTCGGACAGCCCGCCGACGCGCTCCTTGGCCGCGAACAGCGCTTGCTCCTGCTCGTAGATCGAGGACGGGACGTCCGGGACGACCATCGGCTGGACTTCGTCCATGTCCTTGACGTGGATCACGCGGCCGACCCCGATCGGCTCCGCGTCCGGATCCCAGAGCGCACCCGACCGCACCTTGATCGGCGAGGCGGTGGCGAGCGCGCCGCGGTCCGCTCGCATGTTGCGAATGGCCGTGTGCTCCTCGGCGAGCGTGAGCATCTTGTCGCCGGCGTAGCTATAGCCGTAGACCGAGTTGCGCCGCGGGAACAGCACGAACGGCACACAGCGCGGGATGCCAACCTTCATCACGAACGTGTCGAGCTTCACGCGCAGGATGACGCGATGGCGGGTCGAGAGCGTGACGGTGTACCACTCCTCGCGGCCATCGCCGTCGAGGTCGCGCTTCAAGTACAGCGCCCAGAGTTCCTTCTCGACCGCGTCGCCGAGCTGCGGGGCAATCCCATCGACCGTCGGCGGTGGCGAGGGTTGCGCCGACTCGCGGTCGCTGACCGTGCCGAGCGCATCAACTGCGGCCGCGTCGTAGATGCCGTCCTTGACCTTCTCCTTCAGCTCAGGGACGCGCGACCAGAAACGGTACGCATAGCCCCAGACCTGCCGCTGATTCCGCGCGTGCCCAGGCAGGAACACGAAGTCCTTCATCGAAATGACGTCGTACTCGGGGCCGAGCCGCTTGGCCTTGGTCGACGTCATCTCGATCGTCGCCGCGGCTTGGCCATCCTTCGCGGGAATGAAGTCGCCAGTCTCGAGATGCCGCTGCAGTTTCGGCTTGCCGTCGATGCCCATGATCGGGCCGCCGTGCTCGTTCAGCTCGAGCGCGACGTCCATCTGCTCGGTGATCTTCCGCGTCTCGATGCGCTCGCGGACCTCGAGGATGTGGCAGTCCTCGATGAGGCCGCCTAGCGCGATCTTGGCGAGCTCGTCGGGCAGCCCTTCCTCGTCAATCTGCCATTCGTGGAACGCTTCGACGAAGGGCGCCTTCTCGGCGTCTGCGCCCCAGCCATCGACGACACAGAACGGCTCGACGCCGAAGATCGCCTTCATGAGGCGTGCGCGGTACGCGTCCACGTTCTCGGTGATGAAGAACGACGTCAGGTCGGCGGCACCGGGGAACGGGCGATCGTCGGGATTGCTGCGGCCCTGCTCGTAGAACCAGTCGAGGAGATCGATCATGCCGCCGTCGGCAATGATGCTGGACCGCGCGGTGATGGCGTCTTCGATGTCGCGAGACCACTCGTCGCCGTACGTCGTCTTGTCGGCGTCGGACCACTTCAGATCGAACGGTTTCGGCTTCGGTGTTCGCGGTGCCATCAGCGGTTCCGCCTCGCCTTCAACGGAAAGCGCTTGCTGAACCGACGTCGCACCTGATCGGTCGCTCCATCGTCACGCACGGTCCCCATGACGATGCGCCCGTCGCGGCGGACCTTGACACGAACGCGATGCACGAGGCCGCAATCGCAACAGCCCAGACGAAACGACATCGTGCGCGGGACAGAGAAGAACTCTCCGTCCTTGCGCCACGTCCATCGTTTGACTGGTTGATGTGCCAACGCCATCAGCTCGTCTCCGCATCGACCGGCCAGAGCGTGACCTGGAACCGGAAGTCGTGATGGTCGCGGCCGTACGCGAACAAGAGCGTGCCGCCGTCGGTCATCCAGCCTGGCAGCTTCTGAATCGGCTTGCCGACTTCGCGACCGACGATGCGCGCGACTTCGGTCTGCGCCTTCTTCGCGCTGGAGAACACGCCGGCGATCTCGCGCTGCCCGTCACGGACACGGGCCAGCACGTAGATGACGGACGCGTCGCCTTTGCGCCACGGCGCCATCAGCGACGGCCCTTCTTCGACGCGAGCGCCTTCAGATCGCGTACCGCGCGCGACGGCTTGCGCTTCGTCGTCTTGACGGGCCGGCGCCGCCCGACTCCATCGGACAGCGCCGGCATCGTGCCGCGAACCTGCACGGGCTACTTCTTGCCCTTCTTCGCGCTCTTCTTGGTGGCGCGCTTTTTGGCAGGCTTCGCGGGCGCCTCCGGAGCCGGGGCCGGCGTCGCGCTGGTGGCCGCGGCCTTGTTCGTCGCGAGGGCTTTCTCTGCGGCGTCGAACGCGTCGGCGACCGCCTGGCCGTGATGGTCCGGGCTGTCTTCCTTCACGTCGAACGCGATCTCGTTGGTCGTGACGCCGGGAATGCCGGAGAATTCGATCCGGATCCGGGCCTGTTCGGGTGTGCTGCGTCCCATCTGTCTCTCCTCCTAGTAGTAGTCCACGGGGTTCTTGTTGCCGATGGCGCTGCCGCCGCGCCGTTTCTTCTTGAGTGGCGCGACCGGTCTGGGCGGGACCGCGCGTCCGAGAATGCGTTTCGCTTCGGCGAGCTTGTCGAGCGGGCCGGTGTTCTTGAGTTGCCCGCCGGTCAATGGCTGGAGCTTCGCCATCAGCGGCCGCCTTTGTACGGGATGGGCTCGCCGCGGCGCTTCGCGAGCTTGTTCTGCAGCGCGCCGATGGCGGCGCCCTTGCCCTTCGCAGCGGCGATCTTCGCGAAGTTGCCCGTCGTGCCCTTCTGGCCGAGCGCTTTCACGATGCCGCGGCCTTGCGGTTTCGCGGGCCGGTACGCTTTCTTCTTCTGGCCCATCGTGTTGTGGCGACGGTTGTAGGCGGATGCCGGCATCAGTCGACTCCCTGCGCAGCCGCCTGCTGTGAGGCGACGGCCTGCGCGTTCCGCAGCGATAGCGACTCGTCGTAGTACCCGGTGAAGAGCCAGCGGAGACGCGCGAAGAAGCCCATCTGGACGAAGCTGCCGAACTGGACGGCGAGCTGGAAGGTGCCGCGCTGGTTCTGCTCGGTGAGCTGCGCGAGCTTCTTCCGGTTGAGCGGCTTCGGCGCCATCAGTAGCCGCCTCGCCGCGAGCCGCGCCGCAACGCCCCGCGCCGGCTGCCTGCGATCCGGACATGCACGTCGTCTGGGTCGCTGTCCTTCTGCGCCTGCGCCAGCGCGCGCACGCGCTCGCGATCGCGCCGGGCATCGTGCGCCAGCTGCGCGTCGTCTGCCGCCTCACGCGGCAGCGGGAGATCGCCCACGTCCGCGAGGACGCCGTATTCGAGGCAGTTCATCGGATGCTCGAAGAAGCCGTCCTTCTTCGGCACCCACATCGTGCCGCGCTTCTCGGAGTGCCGCGGCTTGTCCTCGAACACGTAGCCCGCCTCGAGGCCGTCGAGGAAGAACCGGTCGAACCGCTCGTCGCCGAGCGCGGCCAGCACCCAGTGCTCGTCGTCGACCAGGAACGCTTCGTCGCCGTTGACCTGGCGCCGCATGTAGGTCGCGACGGTCTCGATCGCGGCGACGCGCTTGTCGGGATGGTTGGCGTCCGGGATGAACCGCGGAGACACGTACTCGCCTTGGGCGTCGCGATCGCCATGCGTCCGGTACCAGTCGCGCAGGATGCCGACCGGCGTCCCGCGCAGCCCTTGGCTGTTCTCGTTGGCGCCGGCCGGGTCACAGGTCGAGTCGAGGCGGTCGTACGTCGGGAACCACAGCGCCCGGTACCGCTCGACGAGCGGCAGGAATTCGTCCAGGTGCATGTCGGCGCCGAGGATGCCGCCGAGCACGCGGAAGTGCCCCCACGGCGCGTACTGGTACCAGACGACGCACGGGTGATGGAACCCGTAGTCGTACGCCTCGCCGAGCGGCAGACCGGCATTCAGCTCGACGCCGCGGACGTGCCGGTCCTTGTCGAACGCCTTGATATAAACCGGCTTCCCGCTGACCTCGAGGCCGCGCTTGCCGTCGATCTTCGTCCGGCGGTTCGGATGGCCGACCGGGAACAGGCGCTCGGCCGCCGCGATCGTCTCGGCGCTCAGGTTGTGCCGGTTGTCCCGCATGGACAGGCGGATGTAGCGGTGCGAGGCGTTGCTGTTGTCTTCCGGGAAGAGCTCGGCGATCCAGTGGCTCGAGGGAACCGGGTTCGGGTCCGTCACGAGCTGCTGCGGGAAGCCGGGCTGCGAGAGGCGCAGCGCGAATTCCTCGTACACATCGCGCGGCCATTCCTCGCCTTGGTTCAGGAAGACGCCGGCCGTCGTGAGCCCGCGAATGTGCGCGAAGCGGTTCTCGTTCGTGTTCGTCTTGCCGTGGATCGCGTAGAGCTTCGAGCGGTTGTCGAACTCGAAGCGGCGCTCGGTCGAATTCCAGGCACCTGGCGGGAGACCCATCAGCTCGCAGACGTTGCGGTAATCCGGAATGAGCAGCTGCAGCAGCGCGCGCTCGTTCCACCGCGCCATCGTCCAGGTGATGCCAGCTTGAACGGCGAGCTGCTGGCGGACCGCGATGAGGATGCTCCACGTCTTCGCCGAGCGCATCGCGCCTTCGACGTCGAGGAAGCGATGGCGTGGCGTCGGCGTGGCGATGGCGCGCACGACTTCGCGCTGCACCGGGCCGAGCTTCACTTCGACGACGCGTTCGGCGGGCGCGCTGGCGGTCACGATGAGCGCGAG